CAGCACCTAAAGTAGGATTAGATCTCTCTCAGCTAGGTTTTATCAACAAAGCAGCCGCTATCGTAAAGCTAGCTGATAAGAAGAGTCAACCATATGGCTTTTAACGTACGTAGGATTAATCCACTCGATCTACAGCCTAGAAAAGCTGTAGGAGTAGCTCTCCCTTTCCAAGGCAGAGCTGTTTTTAATTCTACCTACACCACCAAAGATGCCACTAGGACAAATTTAATAAATTTCTTTTTAACAGCACAAAATGAGAGAGTTTTTAACCCTAGATTTGGATCCGGGATTAGAAATTTACTTTTTGAAAACTTGACTCAAGAGAGTATCGATATTGCTACCGAGAATATTACGCAAGGCTTGCAGATATATTTCCCGCAGGTCGAGATAAGGAATTTGCAATTAGTTCCAATTTACGATGAAAACCTTGTAAACTTTGAGCTAAAATACGCTATTAGAGAAACGGGAATAACTGACGAGCTTACAATAAATTTTGAATTATAATGGCAGAGGAAAGAGATATAAAGTATATTAACAAGTCATTTAGTAGCTTCAAACAAGAGCTAATAAACCACACTAAGAATTACTTCCCAGACACATACAACGATTTCTCACCAACTTCGCCCGGTACGATGTTTATAGAGATGGCTGCGTACGTAGGAGATGTACTAGCCTTCTACCAAGATACTCAGCTTCAAGAGACATACCTACAATACGCCCAGGAGAGTAAGAACCTCTACGCCCTTGCCTATGCGATGGGATACCGCCCTAAGGTAAGCACAGCAGCACAGGTAATACTAGATGTTTATCAAACAGTTCCCGCTAAAACAGTGGGAGGTCAACAAGTACCTAACTACGATCAAGCTTTAACGGTACTAGGTAACACTCAATTACAATCAACTACAGGGTCACCTGTAAAGTTTTTAATTGAGGATACAGTAAACTTCGGGTTTTCAAGCTCCTACGACCCAACTGAAGTTAGTATCGACTCATCAACCGGCAATACGATTAATCTTTTTCTGCTAAAAAAACAGGTAAAAGCTATCTCTGCGGAAGTAAAGACCCTAACCCTACCAGTAGGTGCACCTGAGAAGTTTAAAACCGTAAACTTAACTGATACCAACATCTTAGGTGTCTTAGACATTGTAGAAACTGGTAATATCAGATGGTATGAAGTACCTTATCTGGGTCAAGATACTACATTTGTAGAGCAGACGAATCTAAGCTCCGACGCCAGTACTACACCCTATAGCTTGCAGGTACAAAAAGTACCCCGAAGGTTTGTCACCAGGTTTACATCCACAGGCACTCTTCAGGTACAGTTCGGAGCAGGTACATCAGGACAGAGCGACTCCATAATAACACCAGACCCCACTAATGTAGGCTTAGGAGACCAGATTATAGGTGTATCAAAAATCGATACCGCCTACGACCCCTCTAACTTTATGTACACAGGAGCTTACGGATTAGCGCCCGCAAATACAACCCTTACCATCAGGTACCTTACAGGCGGCGGTGTTGAAGCTAACGTACCTTCAGATACCATTACAACCATCCTAGCCTCCTCAGTAACAGCAACTGTAACAGGTTCAGCAAGTAGTCTACTTTTTACAAATCCTAATTCTGCCGACGGCGGCAGGGATGGAGATACTTCTGAAGAAATCAGGCAGAACTCACTTAGAAGTTTTAACGAACAGTTAAGAACAGTAACAAGAGATGATTATGCCGTTCGCTCCCTTTCAATGCCTCCTAAGTTTGGCACAGTAGCTAAAACTTATGTAACACAAGATCAGTTAACGAGTAGTAATTCTACAACTGATAGCATAATTGACAGTAATCCTCTTTCCCTATCTCTTTATATCCTATCATACGATGGGAGTAAAAAACTTACTACATCTAGTACTACCTTAAAGTCCAATTTAAAGACTTACTTAGGTCAGTATAAAATGATTACGGATGCAGTTAATATAAAAGATGCTTTTATAGTAAACATAGGAATCACCTACGAGATTATAGTATTGCCTAATTTTGCAGGAAGAGATGTGCTATTTAACTGTACTAAAGTTCTTAAAGATTTCTTTGCAATAGAAAAATGGAATATTAACCAAAGCATCAACCTATCTAGTCTCTTTCCGCTACTAGACAGAGTCAAAGGAGTTCAAACAGTCCAGAGTATACAAGTCACTAACAAGGTTGGAGGTAGCTACTCTCAGTACGGGTACGATATCAAAGGAGCAACCAGAAACAATACCGTTTATCCCTCCTACGATCCCTGCATCTTTGAAGTAAAATTCCCAGACACCGATATAATCGGACGAGTAACTTCATTATAGGGTATTTATTATAAACTATGGCAATCTATAGAATTTTTCCCGACAAAACAGCAACTCTCTATTCAAGGTACCCGCTTTTCAATACCGGTCTTGATGAGATAATGGAAGTAGACTCCTACTTTGTAGGAGATACCGGGTATGTAGCTAGAACAGTCATAGCATTTAATACCCAGGAGCAGAAAGATTTAATCAACAACGAGATATCTTCTTCTCTTGCAACCAAAGGACTTAACCTTCTTAATTTTTCTTCCTCACTAAGAGCATACTTAGCAGAAGGTAAAGAAGTTCCTATCGAGTATAAAGTAGAAGCTTATCCTCTGTTTGATAGCTGGGCCCGAGGAACCGGAAAGTTTGGCGATGTACCTTATGCAACCGATGGAGTAACCTGGACACTCACCAACCCTCCCACTAGCTGGACTAACTCTACAGTAGCTAACACCACCGCTTCGTATTCCGGAAGCGGAGCTGTGGAGGGGGGACTATGGTACACCGGCTCTAACGGAATTAACTTATATCATTCCCAAACCCATACCATCAACTCTACCCACGATCTAGACATAGACGTTACTGACTCAGTAAAGCTTCACTACTCCCATTCAGTAGGTCAGACCCAATACGGTCTACCAAATAACGGTTTTATATTAAAGCTTACCGGAAGCTTAGAGTTTGGAACCGGGAGTTTAGTGTTTCAAACCAGTAGGAATATGTTCCTAAAGTACTTTTCCGCCACCACCCACACCATCTACCCGCCCGCTTTAGAGTTTAAATGGGACGATACTGTCAGGAGTACCACCTTAACTCAAGTCACGGATGATAACCCCGTCATCACTTTGAGCAATAATAAAGGCAGCTACACCGACGAGGGTAAGCAAAGATTCAGACTGAGTGTAAGGCCGAAGTACCCCACTAGAACCTTTGCAACTAGCTCAAGCTACCTAACAAATTATGTTCTTCCCGCCACTTCGTACTGGGGCCTTAGAGATGAGAACACTGAAGAGATGGTAATTGATTTTGATACTACGTTTACTAAAATTAGCGCTGATAATACCGGTAACTACTTTGATGTATATATGAGCGGCATTCAGCCTGAACGTCACTACAGGGTCCTTATTAAGACTGAGATCGACGGCACTACTACTATAAATGATGGCTCAAATACTTTTAAAGTTGTAAGAAATGGCTGAAGAAGTACGTCTAAGTAGGACTGTTTTAGATCGCAATAAATTTAACGCAGTCGTTGACAGGTCTTTTAAAACCTTTGTAGAACCGGTTCCTGAACAAGATCCAGACACAATACAAGAACTGTTTAGACTTTACGATAAGTTATTCTTTACTATTCCCATAAGGGGGGAAACCAACTCCCACGAGCATCTAATAAAGAGAAGCTCAGAAGTATATTCTTCTGAGGATAAATCGGCTGAAATTCAACCCCTACTAGACGAGATTGCACAACTCCGTCAGGAGCTTTTAGAAAGTAGTACTGAAATAGTAAAACTTAGTGCACAGACAGTTCAACAATCGGAAGTCTAATGGCAGAAACTACATACATATTAACTGAAGAAGTTCCAAATGTAGAAGGAATTAATAGCTACTCAGCCGAAGATACAGGGTTAGTAGATCAGTATATTATTAATTCTGAGTTTATCTCTACAACTGACCTTATTGAACTATCGATATACGCTCAAGACAACACCCTACTCCAGTTAATTCCAAACTACACCGGATATAAGGAGTTAGGTAACTCAGCAAGCGCAGGTAAAGAGGGAGCTAGCGTTCTCTATATTGACCCTATTCAAGATAGTCAAACTCTAGGCTACAATCAAGGAGGAGTCTCTTTACTCTACAACTTCTTAAGAAACATCTCAGATGTAAGCCTATTCATTTCAGAAATTTCTCCCGATAGAACGGAAATAAAAGCTAAGACTCTAGAAGAAGTCCCCGAGCTGTTGCTTGCTATAGCTGAGCTTCAAAAAAAGCTAAATACATCAACCTACTTTTACGACTTTAGGTTAAATTTTTTAAACGGCACCCTTTTAATAGGGATAAATGTAAATGTAGATAGCGATAGAAACATCGTAATAAAGCTCTACGAACCCCTGCCAGCTTCAATTAACACTAAAGTAAACTTTAGATTAGTAGAAGTAGTAAGCGATAGTGTAAATTACAGTATTGAAGCTGTAACGCAGCCGGATGCAGAAGTATTCCCCATACTGAGAGGTCCCAACTTCACATCAGAACTTGATGGACAATCAGCTCAACCAACTGAATTTCTAGATTATAATCAACTATATCTCTTTCCAGTTACTAGTAGTTACTACAGGTTATTAAATCAAGTAAGTCAGAGCGGAGCCGAAATTAATATTGACTATGCTGACTACAATAACTTCGTTCACTTCTCCTCAGCTCAAGAGAGGTTAAACAATTTTGCATATAAACTTGAATTAATACAAACTTACACTAGTGCATCTAACGCAATCAGTACAGCACTCAGCACAACCGCATCCCTAGCTTCCTCTACAAGCGTAACGTTCTACCAAAACTTAGTTAAGGGCGTAATAGAGAAATTTGATGGGTACGATAACTACCTATTTTTTGAAAGCTCTAGCTCTACTTGGCCAAAATCAGGAAGCACCTTACCGTACGTAAACTTTCCAGTTAGCAACGCCACAGCGATTAACTGGTTTAATTCACAGTCACTAGTCGCCTCACTTTATGATGAGGTAAATCAGAGTAGCCTAGTCTACACGGTTCCTGAATTTATTAGACAAGACACTTCTAATGCTCCGTATTCATTATTCTTAAATATGCTGGGACAGCATTTTGATAGCTTATGGGTATATGCTAGAGCTGTAACCGATAAGTACAATGCTGATAATAGAATAGACTACGGGATATCAAAAGACCTAATAGGGGAGGTACTGAAGAGCTTTGGAGTTAAACTTTATAGCTCAAATTTTTCAATCGCTAATTTAAGCTCGCTATTCTTAGGTGAGTTTTACGATAGCGGATCCGAGCAGATAAGTTCATTTGTAACTGCATCAAACCTCCCCACACCCGATAGAGATCTGCTTGCAGAGACTTACAAAAGAATCTACCACAACTTACCTTACCTTATTAAATCAAAAGGTACTGAAAGAGGTTTAAGAGCCCTTATCAATTGTTTCGGTATTCCAAGTGGGTCACTTCAAGTAAGAACTTACGGAGGTGTAAATACTCTAACCCCCACCCCCTACTTCGGACCTACTGCACTGACCGGCAGTAATATCAGGCTAGACAACACCGGAAGCATTACCTCAGGAAACACTCTATCATACTATTCTACAATTCAGCAAAACAGTAAGAAGTATACTCAAGATCTAAACATCGTAGAGGTAGGATTCTCTCCCGCTTACAATTTAGATAATTTTATAAGCAGCAGTATAACTTCGAGCTTTGATTTAGATCAATACATTGGTGACCCTAGGTACCTATACCAACCCGGATATAATAACGATACGTACGGAAATTTAAACAGAGTAGCAGAAACAATACTCTCAGGCTCTTCAGCCTACGACGTACGTGACTTCGTGAGGTTAATAAAATTCTTCGATAATCAACTTTTTAAGATGGTTAAAGATTTTGTACCTGCCCGGGATATCACATCTTCGGGTAT